GTGGTAGGTTTATAAGCCTGATCCATTGGCTATCAGCTCCCTTCTGGTGGGTTCATAATGATGGTGCAAACACTTCCATTCCGCTGGATGCTGAACGGCGGCGGGTTCTGCGGTATTGTATGCACCGCATGAATTCCGGCATTGCCACCCACATGGAGCGTACTTGCAAAATCCGGTTTATACGGCGCTTCCGGAGAGCTCGTTTGCGTGTGCATCCCGGCTGTACCGCCGATATGCAGGGACTGCCGGAAATCGTAGGTATTGGGCTGTTCCGGGGTTCCAAATTCGGTGAGGGTACCGACTGCACCGCCGACGTGAAGCGTTTCACGGAAATCGTAAGTATTCGCTGTTTCCGGGACACCAAATTCGGTAAGGATATCGACTGCACCACCAAGATAAAGCGTTACGGGTGGAAGGTCGATTGTATAATCAACACTGTCCAGATGGGAACGGAGATTCTTGTAATAATTTAGCCGCTGCAATACGCGCCGCTGCTTATCTAAATCTCCATTACTTCCCGTGGCATTGATTTCCAGCCTGAAACAGTAAGGATTACCTCCGTATTCAAACCATTCCTTTACTTTCGTGTGTGGATAGATTGCGGACATTGCAGTCTCAACAGCATATTTTGTTCCTAGCCGCTTGTGTACGATCCAGCTATCTTTCAGTGTTTTACGCTTCTCCTCAAGCGTGTAATCTGAATCCCACCAATCGACCTTAAAGTCATGTGCGAGAATGCTTAAAAGAGGCTCTTCAAGCTCATCAATTCTGGAATAAATCCGAAGCCTGTCAATCTCCTCCACACGTTTAGAAAGTACCTCTGCCGTGGTCTGTGTCCGAGCAATCGCCGTAGGGTCCCAGCGCAGCGCTGCCGGAACAGCAGACAGCAGACCTTCCCGTTCGATGCCATATCCCGGAGCCGGTTTCGGCTCATTCATCTTCATATCCTCCATTTAATACGCTGATGTTCCGAATTTCTCCAATCTGCGGCACTGTCGTCTGGATATCTTTGGTAGTTCCAACCATCCTGCCATCCCGCAGAGAGGTGAAGACAGGTGCACGGATATCTATACGCTTTACGCCCGCCTGCATCAACAGGCTGTGAAGTTTCGACGGATTGATATCCCGGCCCAGCCGTGCGCTTTGCCATTTTACAAAATTGGATACTGCAAGGTTCACACCGTTTTGAATCTGCGCTGCACTCACGGTGCTGTTTTCTGCAATATAATAAGTAAAGTCGATATCATATGGTATCAGTTCCGGGTCGCCCATATTGACATAATCGGTAAATGCCCTGACCTTATCACCACTGCATTCCCGAAATACTTTGTTCTTCATTTCCTCTCCGGCAGGCCTGCCGTCTTTCATAAGGACATAGATGTAAACCACGCCGGGAAGTGGCGAATTGGGGACAACATCGGCAATCTCTGTAGAGACACGCTTTGCAAAATAAATGTATCCGCCTAAACTTCCGGCACAGCTATATCCATCCATGGACTCCCGCATAAGCTCGTAAAACTCCTGATCTGTTGCGATATCTGATCCACCCTCGGTTTCCGAAATATTAGCACATTCGGAATAATAATCGTAAATATCCACCAGTGTATTGATTGTTCCCGGGATGTAACCGTTACCGGCAGTTCCAACGACCTGGCAGCAGACATGAACGTCTACAAAACTTTCACCCGCATCCACATATGCATCTGCTTCCGTTTCCCATACCAGCCTGGTTTTCGTATCGGTGACGCGCGTCCCTGCCGGGATCAAAATTGCCGTCGGCTGCGGTTCCGAAATATAAAAGCGCACCGTACAGCCAGAGGGTTTTGCCCCAGGCCGTTTCTGCTCTAATACGAGCTCTGCCAGTGCATCCAGATTTTCACCCGCTGCGCGGCTTGGAATATTTTGATTACCGGTATAGTTATTCAATACGCGTTCCTGAATGATAATTTCAGTCACCCATTTAATGTACAGCCATTCCGGCGTTGCCTGACGTACTTTTATTTTGCATAGCCCCTCATAAAGTTCCGTCAGATAGCGTTCGACTTCCGCCGCGTCTGTTGGGATAAATTGATATTCCTCATTCCTGCTCATCGTTAATTTCCACCTCCACAGTTGGAATTAACTTTCCATTCATAGGGTCTTCTCCTTCTGTAACCCGAAGCACCTTTGCACGAGGCTCCCAGCGCTCTATCGCTTCCCGAACCGGCGCTACCATCATCAGCCGTGCTTTCGGTATTGGCAGGTCAAGAAAGTCCATATCAACCCCGAAATCCCTTGCCATCGGCACGGTTCCTTTTGGTGTTGCCAAAATAACAGCAATGTTTTGCAAAATGGATGCCAACGTATTTGTTTCATTGAAACTAAGATGTGCTAAATCAGGTGCAGATACTTTGTAATTCACCGTTCCAAATACTCCTGTAATCTTATCGATACAACACCAGAAATAAAATTCCCTTTGCTATCCGTGTTTTTTACTGTTAAGTCATGACTTAGAATGGTCCAGCGGTATTTCCCGTAGGGCCTGGTCCCTAATGTTAATGGCAGAGCTTCACCTGCCCGCTCATAATCCCATATCTTTTTTAACTCGGTACGCGGTGATGATCCGTATTCCTCTGGAAGAATGATTTCAAAAGAATATTGATCCGGGTCTACCCCCGTGAATTCGGTAAGGGCATTCCCGCCGTGCCGCTGGTGGGTGGCATACCGTGCAGAACCCGACCATTTTACATCGTTGATCGCGGCCATGGTTTTATCGGATACCTGAAAAATAATATCGCCCAGACAACCGACGACTGCCATATTACAACCCTCCTAACACAAACCCATCGCCGTCCTCCACTGGAAGAAAAACCGTTAATACCTTTCGTCCAACCGACGGCATCCATTGATCGATTACTAAATCGTGCTTGTGGTTTTCGTACGCGGGAAAACCACTGCCGCCCGCTGCATATTCTGTTCTCTGCGCCGTGTTATGTCCCGGAATAAAGGACCTTGTATCAATCACACGCAGCCAATCGGATGTATAATTTGTGTCTTCAAATTTTACGCGTACCATATACTTTTCGAGATTAACAGCAGTCACGATCCCTATTCTGACAATCTCTTTCAAAACCCGCACGACTTCATCCATCAATATCCCTCCAGCACTTTCCGCAGCTCAATTTTAGTGGTATATCCGTCGCTGACGGTGTGGGCTGCACTGCGGACAATATACTTTCCGTCCCACGCTCCGAATTTTTCCAGCATCAGCGTAACCCCTGACACCAGCGCGGTATCCCCCGGCAAAGTAAAGCTTGCTGTTTTGGAAAATTTATTGTGAAGCCGCAGGTGCTTTTCTGCAAGTGTTTTTGCTTCGTCCGCAGTATAAACTTTTGCCGTAATCTCAAGCTGCTGATTATTGGAATCGTCCTTGTTGTAATCTTCCGTCTTTGCGATCCCTTCAATACATTTGCCCGCGGAATCCACATAACTTACCCGGCAGGACGCGTACTGCGTATCCGCTGCGCCGGTGCTCAAACTATAATCTTTGTACCCGTTCCCACGTCTGATTGTCATAACAGGCGGCTTCTTTTCATATGCAGTCTGGTCGAACAGAACAATCATAGAATCAGTGGCTTTCAACGAAATCCCTGCATCCTGACACAGCTTTTCCAGGAATTTAATATCGCTCTTTTTCCTCTGTTCTTTCCGCTTATAGAACGGATCAAACGCTGCTTCATACATACAGGTCATACCGTTGGAGGCGGCAATTTCTTTTGCAATCCCTGAAAGGGTATAAGATTCCCATGCCTTTGATTTCAACGTCTGCCGGATCTGCGAGCTGAACGGCAGCGCTGTGCCGCTAATAGAAATTGTTGCGGGCGGCCCCTGTGCGCTGACATCATCCAGCTCAAATGTACCGCAGGGCAGGACTTTGTCCGCTTCACCAACCCGCCAATACTTTGGCATGATGGCTGCCTGCAATTTAAGTTTCGCGGCAGACGCGGCTTCTATCGCTTCGTTCAGCCACGATTCCATCCATAGGCTGTCCCGGTCCTGCAATTCAATCTTAATATCGTCGGCTTCCCCTTCCTCGTTATCCGTGTAAGTCATAGACAATAAGTAGGGCATGATCTCCTTTGTAATGTCAGTCCCATCAAAAAGTATTTCTACATCTGTACGGCGTGCAAAAACTTTATCCGCCATCAAATATCATCTCCTGTTACCTTTTTTGCTTCCAGGGCGGCAGTGATGTACTGACATTGCGCGGCACGTCCGGCAGGGTCAGGACGATACCGGACGGGAATCTATAATAATTTCTATACGCCGTGTTCATGTTCATCAAAAGGTTGACATAATTGACGTTTCCGAGCTGTTTGTATGCGATAGCGTCCCACATGTCCCCGCTCTTTGTCGTATAGGTCACAGTTTCCTCCTATCGGTATACAGTACGTGCTTTCCTGCGCTGCTTTCTTGCTTCCCATGCATCCATACGGGCTTCAAAGTCCTGCATAGCATCTGCCAGCACGCTTTCAATTACAGCTCTGTCGGCGCTGCCCTGTATGTTAATAGTCGGCGAAAATTGAAATGTATTTGCTCCTGATGAGAAATCCCCCTGTGGGAAGTCCAATTCTATTAAATCGTTTTCATCTGCATCTAAGTCTGCCAGCTCCGGCAAACCCGCTACAGCAGCCGCCTGACTGCCATTCACTCCCAGCATCCGGCCGGCCTGCATCCACGTGTTAATATTTTGACGGCGTACACTGTTTTGAAAGCTAGAGCAATCGTCGAAAAACTATTCACAAGCAGGGGGAAGAAGATGTATAATGAATCTGAGGTGAAAAAGGATGTTAAGCAATGAAACCCGGAACCGGCTTGTGAGGGGATATGAACGAACCCATGACGCAAAGATGATAGCACAAGCATATGGAGTTAGCGAACGTGAAGTGTACAAACTGGCAGCGCAAATGCGGGAGACCGGAAGTGTGGAACTGCGGACAGGCAACTGCGGACGCAAACCGAAACTGTCAGAGGAAGACCTGAAACGTGTGGACAAAGCAATTCAGGCGCAGCCGGATATTACCTTTGGCGAACTCATAATGAATCTGAAGCTGGATATCAGTGAATCCCGACTGGGTCGGATCGTGCGCGAGAAATTGGGGTACTCGCTGAAGAAGAAGGTGATTCACGCTTCGGAACAGGAGCGTCCCCGATGTGCAGGAAAAGCGAGCGGAATGGAAAAAACTCACGAAAGAAATACCAAAAGAAAAGCTGGTCTTTCTGGATGAAAGCGGTGTAAACACAAACCTGGTACGACGGTATGGCCGTTCTGTGGGAAAGACCCGAGTGGTGGATAATGCTCCGTTTAGCACCCCCAAAAGCACAACGGTCCTGTCTGCAATCCGTCAGGATGGTCAGTTTGCCTGTATGACTTTTGAAGGAGGCACGACAAAAGAACGCTTCAAAGAATACCTGGAAACCGTCCTTCTACCGTCGATTCATGAGGGTGA